CCGTAGTAGCAACTGCCCCAACACCATCTGGCAGATACCCCACCAGACTTGCGCCAGAGGATGCGGCAAGCTCAACAGCTTTAGTATGAGGAAATCCACCAAGAGTAATCCCATCATGACTTACTACTACATTCTTGTCGGTATCAAGAGTTACTTCGCCGTCAGCGCCAGTGAAGGTAGAATGAGCAGCTGTAGAGCCGCGACGAAGTTTAAGTTCGCTGGACATGATTAAATACTCCCAAAGTCAAAAAAGTTTAAAGGTGCTACAGGATCTGAAATAAACCCAAGATCAAAATTGTTTGGAAAATTAGCCAAAGCTACTTGATCTATATATGGTGAGATACTAGCTACTATCGCATTATCGGCATTTGTGCGATTTACTACTTCCAGTGCGACTTCAGTTTGCAACGTATCAAGTCCCACCTGCAATGCATCGACGCGGCTTGTAACACTAGTCTTCAGCGTGCGAAACTCAAGAGCCGCAGACTCGACAGGCCTACTTTCAACTGGCTCGGTAGTAGTTATTGCGTTAGGTACATAAGTTGCCATAGTGTTATCCTAAACTATTAGTTTACAGTGTTCAAAAGATGACTAGATACAAGCAGTTCCTTGAAAGGAGCCACATGAGTTTTCTGAAAGTCAGCTGCCATCTCTGCAAAACCAGTGCGCGCAAAGACAATCGCTGCGGCCCACATTGCCAGCTCGTCAGGGTAGTTATCTGCGATCCAGCTGGAGAACCCAAGATCAGTTGTTACTGGATTTTTATAGAAATACGCAGCAAACTGCCCCGTGGCCGCGGTCGGAAACAGTCGCAGCGTATCACCGATCATGGTGTACATGCTGGTGCGCCGCACATTGTCGCTGTCATATAAATCTTGCAATTCTCGGTACTCTAGCGTCTCCACTGGAACACTGGTAATAGTATCTACAGATTGCACAAGTTGAAATGCTCTCATGCGCACAAGTGTGCTTGATACGTCTGTAAAATCGTAGAAACTAGCTGAGCTGGAAGGTGTATATGACAGAGTCCCCATTGCTAGGTCCCTGTTGAAGAAATCTGTGTGGTGCGCACGTAACGTAGCTGTACGAATAGCAGCCTGCGTTACAGCAGAGACTTCTGGTCTCCGTGTCTGAGCAACTACTAGTGATTCAAGTTCAGCGAAGGTAGTCATGTGCGCACTCGTTTATTTGCTAGCAGCTTGTTGTTGTACCGCATCCGCAGCAGCTTGAGCCGTGAGCGCGTTAACAGCTTCTACTGCCTCGGTCTTCGTATAAATCATACTAGCCGGGCGGTTGGCAACCTTGTCCAGTTCCGTCATGATATCAGTGTCCGCAGTAGTAAACACACCGCCAAGGAACTGAACTTCCAGGCCGTCTGGCATAATGAACTTTGCACCGCGTACCATATGGTAATATGTCTTTACTGGCTTGGATTTGATAACATCAGGTGTTGCTTGAGGTGCAGTTTCACCAGAACGAATAGTAGTTGCCATGTTGGTCTTTCAAAAAGTTGAGGAGTAAGAGTTGAGTGCTCTCACGCAGAAAGCCCCCTGGATTAGAGGGGGCGGTTCTTAGTAGCTAGTTAGAATTAACCGGCCGCAGCAGCTGTAAAATTATAGATTATTCCGAATGCCGAGGGATTTTTGATCGTGCTAGTAAGCTCGGTTGTCAAAGTCCCACCTTCTGCGTCGATGCCATTGTCCACCAGTGCGCCAGATGCGTTATACGCAGCATCAGATGTCTTGCGCAGATATGCCAGACTGAACGCATTCAGATCAGCAATAACTGCCATCTTTGCCCAGGGCGCGGCAGCACCGTAGGCATTGAACAGCGGATGCTCAATCATCTCAAACGTACCGCGAGGAGTACGGATGGTGTCGATCTGCAAGCCCCAGCTGGTTTCGCTGCTAGTGATCTGGTAAGTACTGTTCAGACGTGCGATGTTGTGGATCACACGGCGTGCAGTACCACCCACAAACATGGTACGGATATTTCCACCTTTGGGGTCAGTGACAGTTTGCAGCGTAGGATCAAGTGCAGCTTCCAGCTGAGTCCAATTGGTAGTACCACCGAGAGTAACAATGTTGCCAGGAGCAGCAGCAGTCACGCGCGCAATAATACCTTCTTTGGTGTGCAGTGGGCGGCCATTGCTGGTGCCCATGAACTTCTGACCGAAGAACAGCGCCTTCTCAATCGCCATAGCATGCAGCGCGGCACAATCTTGCTTGCTCTCGGAGACGTAGCCAGCACCAGCAATCTGCGGAATAGCAGCAGCGGTCTTGGTGACAGCCCACGAGTTACGGAAGATTTGCGTATAGTTAACATAGCGCTCAGCCAGGATGTTAACTGCGGAAGGACGTGTAGAGCCTTCTTCAAATGCGTTACCGATAGAGTAGAGAACAACCGCGGTTGCAATCGCAGCAGCAGCAACAGTACCAACGCCACGAACCACCGTAATGTGTGTAGCATCAGCAAAGCCAGTCACCAGTACAGTTTCCTGGGTAGACGCAACCATCAGCATGTCGCCAATGTTGATGTCAGTGTGTGCCACAACCGTGAAAGAAGTAGCAACACCGTCAGCAACGAGCGCCGAAAGAGTAGCAGATGGGAAGATCATCGTCTTGCTAAAATAGCCGTGCTCAATGTTGCTGGCAGTCTCATCCTTTAGAAGCGATGTAAGGCCGAACAAAGGAGCCGTGCCGTTTGGCATCAGACGAGTAATAGCAGAAGCAAAGCTAATGCCATTCAGATTTGTGGGCTGCGTAGGATACGCAGAAGTGATAAGACCGACGGACATGATAGTTCCTTAAAAAGTTAACAAGTAGATTTGGGTAGATTATTCCAGATAGCTAGAGAAATCCATCCCGGAAGGTTTCTGTTGCGCAGCGGCTGCTGCCTGTTTTGGAGCTACCAATACGTCTGCCATTTGCGAGAAGTATTGCTCTGCTTGCTGTTGCACTTGGTCTGCTGACAGGTTTGGGTTTGAAGATGCAATCTGCATTTTTACCGCGTTTAGCATTGGTGCTACTGCGGGATGGGTGAGTGCTTCATTACTTGTATTTTGCGACTTGATGCTAAAGTTCCTGATGCGTGAATCTAGGCCACTGTTCATGCGCTCCGCGCCAGTGCGTACACCTTGCTCAATTAGGCCGTGCGAGAGTTGCGCTGCTGCGGCGAATGCTTCCCGCGATGCTGCATTAATGACGTCAGTAAATGCTTGTACGTCACCGCCTAGCGCTTTTTGCATCTGCTCCGGTGGGATGCTGCTTGCAAAGTTAGCAGTAGAGACTTGCTGGCGGAAAGCAACAGGGTCAAGTGTACCAAGAATAGGATCAGCCATCGTGGGAGCTTTTGGTGCTTTCGGGTCGACTGCTTTCGGAGTGAACAGATTTGCGTAGGCGTCTAGTGGGTTGGTTGGGCCACCGGCAGCAGGAGCAGCAGGTTGGCCAGTCATGTTAGCAGGATGTGCCATCGGATTAGCAGGAGCCGCGATTTGCGCCCCGACAGGACCTGCGGAGCCAGTGCTGTTAGTGGGCGCAGGAGCAGCAGGAGCAGGAGCAACAGGAGCTGGCGCTGGCTTGTTAAAGATTCCGGATAAAAATGCCATGATTGTCTTTCAGAGTTGGTTAGGTTGTTTGGCGTTAGCCGTGGTTATCGCAGATTTGCTTCTGCCATATTGGTTTCCTGCGCGTCTAGAAGTTCTGCTAAGAGTTCTTCATAGGCTTGCACAAATGCCCTGGTGCGCTCGTAAGTAACAATAGTAGCTACTTGCTTGCCAGGATCAGGATCGTAGGTGAGTGGAGTATCTACAAGCGCGGTTGCATAGGCTTCTATCTTGTTTTGAAGATATGCCAGGAACAGCGGAGAGACACCGAGCGCCAGTTTCTCATCGTCGGGAGTTAGCGCGATGCGGTAGAATTTACTGCCAGCATCTTTGTGTAATGTATCTAGTAAACTCATTGTGCTGCTCCTGGTTGTTGCATCGCTGCCTGAGCCTGTTGCATATCCGCAGGACTCTGCGCGGCTGCTGTTTGCTGTACAGTATTGAGGAACTCCTGTTGCTGTGCTGGATTTCTTTTAAAGTCTTCCAACCAATAAGCACCGCGCAGTTTCGCAAAATAAAGAAACATTCCGAGTACGTCATATTCTGTGGTAATACCCGGAATAGCTTGTGCAGTTTGAAGGAATACAGTTAACATCTCTGTATTCATCATCTTATCTGCTGGGATGTTACCATCAGAGATTTTGAACTCAAGCATAGATTGCCGCAGCGCGACAGGATCAACAGCTACTTCCTGCCGCAGATCGCGGTTAAGAATAGTTGTAGCAGATTGGTTCTGGAGAGTATTTGCTTTGATAATCTCTTTGACTGGCGTCATGAACTGATACTCAATAGCTAGCGAGGACAGTTGCTGACGCGAATTACTATTTGCCATCGTCTCCGAGAATTCTGTCTTCGTTTTATTGCCTTTCTGAAACTGGCCGCGATCCACTTTATTCTGGCCACTAGCTTGGTCTGCCATCGCAGAAATCATTTCAGACATTTGCAAATTACTGCTGCTATTGTCTTCGCGGTAAGGAATCTGATATAGTGCGCGTGCAATTGCATTGTCATCCTTAGCCATTGCTGCATTACGTAGAGGAATACGAGAGACTGAGGATATTGGATCAATATCTTTCTTGTCAATCAGGCGTGGATTGTAAACAAGACGATCGAATATGAGACGCCGCTTAGATTCTAGCGAGATATTCCAAAGCGCGCTGCTCATATCTTGGAATGGCAACGCGTTATCTAGCATTGACTGCGTTTGATAGCCAAGACCATCTTCGTATGGTTGCATTACAACTACAGGCAACAAATCATGTGCAGTGTTCATTTCCTCTGCAAATATGACGTGTTGCCAGTTTACAATAAGACAGCGGTATACTTTAGCAGTGTTTCCACGAGCGCCGAAGTCACTGGGAAGTGCGCGGCAGAAGAAGTGAGTTAGCACGTAGCTATCTTTGTAATTGATGTTTGTACCATCGCGGCGGCTTGCTGATAACCCCATCCACTGACTCCAATTACCGCTAGTTAGTGTAGTGCTGCCAAGATTTAGGTACTGGTTAATCTCTGGGGTGTGATATGACATTCCAGAACTTGTGTCCTGAGTTGCTCCTGCAAACTGGGATTCAAATGCTGCGGTAGCATTCGTAGTCATTTGCGGATCGAGGACACTAAGCAAGCGCTTTAGTTGCACCCGGCTAATGAGAGTATTCCAGCCAAAGAATTCACCTTCTGTGTGCAGATTCGACGGTGCTACTGTCATGTCCATAAAACAGTTGTACGGATCGAGGCGCTCAATGCAGTTACCACCGTAGCTGTACTCATTAAGCTTCGCAAGCCCAGCGGAAGAAATAGAAGTATCTGTAGTGACTTGTTTCAGTGGAGTCTTCTTCCACGTCACGGCTGCCACGCCAAAATTGTACTTGAAACCATCACGGAATACTTTGATGAGTTCCCGTGCCCAGCCGTAATGTACTGATTGCTGGCCGAGCGTAGTTTCAAACTGCATAGCAGCATCTTGGTTCTTGGGATAACTGACTACGCCGAAGATTGGATAGCTGGTGAGATAAACGCCTGCTTGATACGCAACAGCACTTTCAATTTGCGGCATTACGATTGGTACAGTCATGTCCTGCACTTTACGTGCGTCACCAGACATGTTTGCACGTACTGCTCTGATGTGTTCGGCGGTAGTGTTCAGCTGGCGCTGATATGCCCTGTCACGATAGCGTAGAAGCGACCGAAAATCAGACAGGCTGGATGATTGGCGTTCCGCACAGCTTTTAGCGTATTGAAGCAACTCAACACGTTGAGGAATACTAAGAGTATTGATGATTGAAATGGGGGAACTAGTAGCCATGATTTGGTCTTTCGTTGGTTGCTTGGTTGCTTGGTTGGAAATTAAAATGGACACTCAGTCACATCTGCATGGTAGCTTGTACCGGCGTAACTATCAGTATCGAATGTTGTCTTGACCATCAATCCACTGTAAGTTTGCATCATCTCGTCAACGTAGCCAATAGGATCTATTATGTCATCTGTGTTACTAATAATCATAGGATTCCACTCTATAATTTGGCTTATGACTACGCTGCGCACAGCCGGGGCTAAGTATATTTCACCGGCTATTAGAGAAAGTAAGCCGCGCTTTATGCGGTTATTCTTAGCTTGCCCTTTTGGGCTCAGTTCTACGAATTCAAATCCGCTAATTCCGTTTTCTGTACAGTAATGGTTGAACCAAAAGAGCAGTGTGGATTGATACGCAACACCTTCAACACCAATAAGTCTAGTGTTATTTGTTAGGCCCATATTGATGGCTGCTTCAATAGTTTCCAGTGGACTAAACGTTCCTGCGGCAAGTTGGTTAAATATTGGCTTACCGTCGATTACGTCGTAATGTGAGATTGTACAGTCATCTCCTTTTTTCTTTCCACTGCTGGGATCGATAAGAATAAAGGAGCCTTCTGCTTCATTGTTTGCTAGAAGCTCTAAATAGTAATCAGGTAACAGTGGTATCTTTGTTATGTCGATACCGGAAGGTGGAGCAATATCGGTGCTATTAAGTATTTCACTAATGAAGATTTCTGGGTGGCCCATTTCTAAGTCAGACTGATACTCTGCTATGAGTTCCTCAGCCGGGCGGAGTTCTTCCCACAGGCTAGTTCCGTCACTTAGTAAACCACCTACCACAAGTGATGTCCACTGGCTATTATTCTTTAGCGCCTGTAGGATACAGTTCTGCGGATACATGTTTCCTACATAGATGTATGTACAGCCACTGTTGCTACGTGCCTTCATCAACGTACCAAGAATCCACTTGAGCAAATCATCAGCTAGTTCTTTGTTTTCCGAGTCCTCGCGTTTCTGTACGTCGTCAAGAATGATTACGTCTGGCCGGGCGCTTTTCCGGTTGATACCGCGAACTGCGGTTCCGGCGCCTACGGCCTTCAGGATAATGGTGCGGCCACGAAATGTAAATACTTTCTGCTCTTTCGTGTCTTCTTCAATATCAAATTGCCAATTTCCAAATAGAGTTCTGATATTTCTAGAAGAAAGCATGTCACAGATATCTGCTAGCGTATTTGTGGCCAGTTTCTCCGCGGCGCCGACAATCAGTATAAACTTACGGTCACTGAATAAGATGTACCAGACACAAAGAAGTTTTAAGAATGTAGTCTTTGCGAAGCCGCGTGGGATACCAATTGCGAATCGTTCAATTTTACTTTTAAACGCTGTTAGCAGTGAGAAAAGAGCTACATAAAATGGTGGAAACCCAAACGTAAACTCTGTTGGGTCAACGAGCATACCAAGGAAGTTAATATCCTTACGTGATAGTTCCGCAGCGTCTGTGCTGTCTGTGGAAATTTCTGTTAGCTGCGCGCTGCGCTGTTGCACGGTTTCCATGTGTGGTGTGTGTACGTCTGCTCGTTTATATGATTGACTTGATTGAGCTGATTGACTTGATTGGCTTGATTGGGCTGATTGTGGCCGAGCGGCTAAGCCGCGGAGCGAGTTACTTTCCAAGCGTTTTCATGAGGGAATCAATAAGTGCAGCTTGCTGGCTGATAACTTGTAATGCTTGCTGCATAATAGCGCCGTGTCCAGTATCGGCATCGCTCATTTCATCTGAATCTTCCTGCATAGATTCCTGGTCAGCTACTTCGTTGATTTCAAAACTAGCAAGATCGCCAGTCAGCGCGCCGGTGCTAGGTGGAGATTCCCACGGATTAAATATCTTTGCCATGATTAGCGCTTTACGGAATAAGAATTAGCTTAAGAACTGCCACAATTAACTCCGTGAATACT